TGTCAACTGTCCGTCCTGCCATCGCCTTTTTGATTCTCGAATTCTCCCCTAAACCGAAAGAAAGCGCCGCCAGTGTCCTAACCGGCAGCGCTTCAAAATCCGTCACGGCATACGTCTCCCACAAATCGCAAACGAGCGCGTCTCTGTCCGTGACGAGCATCTCGGCAAGGGTCAAGATTTTTTTACGTTTCCGTCTGCCTCCTGAATCGCCTCGATGATTTCGTTCGTCTCAGCGAGCAATATCCGGATGTCTGTGCGTCCCGTCTCACTCTTTTTTGCAAGATGATGCATGAACTTTTTAATCTGTTTTTCGTCGTTCTGAAAAACGGCGTCGATCATTTCGTAAACTCCCTCGATTCTGTCATACGGGTCCGCGTCGACCTTTTTGACTTTGACTACCGCCCGCAGAAAACACGGGTCATGAGCGATTCCGGAGTTTACGGCAAACTTAAATCCCGATGATGTTGTGCCATTGACGATCATGTGCTATCTCCTCTTAAGCCGCCGCTTTGATATACTCGTAATGCGTGTTGCCAGATGCATCCGGATAAGCGGTAATCGTTGTCTGATATCCGACCGCCTGTCCCTTCTTGTAAACGACTTCTGCAACTGCTGTCACCTTTGCGCACGGAAGCACAACGCGCTTGACTGCACCCTTCATGACCATGTCAACGATGAACGCCTTCAGCTCGTGCTCTTTGGCGTTGACTGTTACGGTAATACCTGTTGCGAGCGTTCCGGTAACGTTCGTGTCGCCGTGTACGAGCTTGAGTACGTCCGGATTGTTGGCTTCAATAAAGGTGAGCTGGTACTTGTCGGTCTTCTCCGTCTCGGAGCTGTCCACGATCTGCCCGCCCCATTCTTTGATGTCTTCCGTTGTAATCTCTCCCTGCTCTTTCAGTCCGTCCTCCGAGCAATAGCCGAGGTCTGTAAAGTCACTTGTGCTGACTGCTGTTGTTGCGTCTGTCGGAAGAGTTGCGTCAACATCCCCGACCCAGACCGCGCCGCCCACTGCGGGCTTACCGGTTGTTACATATTTTTTATCCATGTGTTAGCCTCCTATCATGCAAAATGCACGATGTTATAAACTGCCTGATAGCGGTACTCTTTGGTTGCTGTATTGGTGTAATCATAATCGGAATTGAGCGAGCATTCGGATATTTTCGGGTCTGCCTCAAACTCATCCATGATTTGCTTCACAAGCTCATTGAGCTGTGCGGCTCTGAGTTTCGAGCGTCTGCTGTACGACTGGATTGCGTATGTTGCGCTGTTGATTAGGTCGCTCCGCCCGCTTGCTGTGCGCTGTACGATGATGTATTCCTGCGGCTTTGGACTCCCTGGGACCTCGTTCGATACGAATAGACCCGTATTGAGTTGCAGATATTTGATTAATAATGTCTCAATCATCCCAGATTCCTCAGAATAGTATTGTTTTCGAGATTGTCCCGAATCGCTTCGAGCGTGTCCGTGTAAACTGATGCGACGATTCGACCGCCTACATCGTAAATGTCGGAAGCGTAGCCGTCACCGCAGGCGGATGCGATTTCCTGCGCTTTTGGTCCGCAAACATTCGCGCCGACTTCTTTTAAGAGCTCTTGTACGCCGTCGCTGTTTAGCCCGATTCTGCATTTACTCATACTGTCCTACCCATACACGCTGATTCCATTCGAGCGGCACCATACTCTCGATGTATGCGTCCATATATCCAAAGACCCGCCCCTTAAAGAAGACGTTGCCGACCGTAAACGAGACAATTCTGTCTTCCCATTGGTGTGTATCGCCTTTTGGAATAAAGAGCTGGTAAACCGCTTTTTTTCCGTAAATCTGCGTGGTTGACAGAACATCGGTAGAGCTTGCCGGAGCCACAACGACATTAGGCACAGTGACCGGAGCCTCCTCGAGTATCGGTTTGTTAAAATCGTCAACGCCGTCCTGCGTCACCTCGTACAATGTCACGTCAATTCCGCAAATCATGCCCACACCTCCGAATCGCACGTCATGTCTTCAAGCGGGGAATGTGTGCCGATGCGGTTGCCGATTCCGAGCAATGCCTTCTCGGTCTTGGACAAATACAGCTGACCCATTGCGAGACCCGTTCCGAGCGTCCACGTCTGCGAATACGGACCCGCTGTTGTCGTGCCCTGCGTTGCCCCCATCGGAACGGAAGCGGATGACGTTGACAGCACCCTCTGAACCATGCGGCACGATACGACCTTTTTGCGGTCCGCCTCCGCTCCGCTGGCATACGTATCAATAATAACCGCCGCCTCTTCGAGCAATGCCTCGCACGAATCTCTCTCTTCCGATGTAAGCGTCCGGAAACCGCTCTCAACGTCTTCATAATTTGCGTATTTCATGCGCTTACCTCACAAATGAGCCGACGGCACCAAGAGGCACCGCCGACCGGATGTTATCAGCAATTATTCGCCGTCACCCTCGGTCTCAACCGGAGCATATGTCAGCATATTGAAGCAGTTGGTGTCGCACCTGAAGCCGACCTCCATTTCTGCCCTGACTGCGAACATATTCTGCTGCCACAGGTTGATTGTTACGGTATTGTTGCTTGCGTCTGTTGTTGTAAGCGTTGCCTGATCGCTAATATCGACCTTGATGCCCTCGACAATGCCGTACATGGCTTTTGTCCAGTCGCCGGCAAAACCAACGACTGCCGGATTGTTGCCGGATGCCGCCTGATAAGCCGCCTTTGTGCCGATTGTGCGTCTGCCCAGAACGACCGGAACTGTGCCCTCGGCCGTGCTGTTGACGAAGAGCGGTCTGCCGATGTTATCTTTTGCGCCGAGAAGGATGCCTCTTGCAGACGGGGAGATTGCGAAAGCATTCAGATCTCCGTTATTTGCGGCAATGGCCATGTCTGCGTCGATCAGTGCCTGCCATGCGCCTGCGCCGAGATTCTGAGCGGTTACACTTGCGAGCGTGTCGAAGTTACTGCCCGGAGCGGAGCCAAAGAAGCATGTGCGGTCAAATTTCTGAGCAAGTGCAAGCGGGAGGCGTCTTACGAGCTCCGTGTAAAGGTTCGCCGCGTCGCGTCTGAACTCATTAGAGAAGGGAACGATAACAGCAAGCTTGTATGCCTGCATAACCTTCTTGTCGAGCCCCGGATTCTTGACCGGCTTCACGCCTGTCTCAGATACCCACTCGGCCTCCGGATCGGATGTGATAACCGGAATTGTAAGACCCCAGCCGGGGAGAGTGATTCGTCTTGCAAGCTGCATGATCGCGGACTGTTCCTGCGCGTTCTGAATAATCTCAGATGCGACTTTTGTTGGAAGTTCGATATTTGTTCTGTTGGTAGGTGTTCCAGATGCACTCATTTTGTGCCCTCCTTAAAAATTTTGATTCATCCAGTCACCGAATAAATCGGCAGTGGTTTTCTTTCCTGTTGCCCTTGTTTCTCCGGTGTCCCTGACTGCGGGATAGCCGAAGGTTGGCATTTCTGGTTTCGCAAATGCAAGAATAGCTTGCGCCTGCGCTTCGCAGTCCTCCTCGGTCGTAGCCGTTAAGAGGCTGACCGGAACGCCTGTCTTTTCGGAGATGTTGGAGCGGATCGTCTGGATCTTATTCTGTGCCACAAGGTCGTTGTACAGCTTCTCGTACTTGTCCGCCTTGGATGTAGCCTTCTCAAGCTCTGTCTTTCCCGCTTCCTGAACGGCGTCATATTTGCCCGCCTTTTCCTTCAGAGATTCATAATCTGAATATTTCCGCTGAGTTTCTGCGATACGCTTCTGAACGATGGCATTAAGCTCATCCTGCGTGAATGTTCTGCCCGGATTTTCGGCTGTGCTTTCGCCGCCGGCGCTTTCCGGTGTTGCGCCCTGGATATCATTGCCAGTCATAAGAATAACCTCCTAAGAGTCAGACCATGGATTAGCCCCCAAGTGGGCAGTTTATTGATTCTCTTCGGCTTGCCGCTTTATCCTTGCGGCGTATGCGGCTCGCTTCTGAGCGTTGATTGCTTCTTTGTTTTCCTCGTACATGGCACGGCGAAGAGCGTTGATTCTGTCTGCCCCGCCTCCGCCATACTGGTTATAGATTTTCAGATAGTCTTTCGGGTCGTATCCGGAGACTCCGTTGCGTCTTCCGAACCGGACCGCAAACTCGCATTGACAGTGAGCGTGGATATGCTCCGCATGCTGTGTCCGCATTTCGGGCCCTGCACGTTGCCACCCTCTGGAAGCAAGGGCGATACACCAAGCGCAGGTTTCACCGCCGTGCGGTATCCATGCCCATTCAGCGCCGTCCCTCGCCGCGTTGCGGAGCGTTGTGTCCGCGGCTGTCTGCTTGACCATCTTTGCAACTTCCGGAGCTATAAGTGTTACGGATTGGTTTGCCGCTTCTCCGAGAAGGTGTCGGATTGTGCCGATGGATGCGGTCTCCGCTGGAATTGCCGCCGCAATGGTCACGCCTTGAGCCGCCGCTGTTGCCTCGTACATTTCGCACGCAAGGGAAGCCGCCGCGCTTCCGTATCGTGACGTTAGCGCCTGTGCATACTCGCACATTGCATCAAAATCATCATAGCCGTGAGCATTCACCCACTTTTGCATGGCTTCGGCGGCTTTTGTGTTGATTCTGGCAAGTTTAGTTGTGTAGCTCGTCCACATTGCCTGCGTTATCATCGACATCTGCGAACTCCTCCATTAAAATCGAAGCCCCGCGGGTCCTTTGCTCCTGAGCGCGTATTCTGCGGATGTCCGCTTGGTCAAATCCGACCATCTCAAGGAAAGTGTCTGTGTCCGCAAATCCTTGCCGCACGCTCGCGATTTTCAGTGCCGCGTCGGTTACGACCGCAATCGACGGCATAGCGGGGTTTTTAAAGTGCGCCATGATGTTTCTCTCGGACTCGTCAAGCTCGTCGAGTGTGACGTTCCGCGCGATTGCCTGCGCCATAAGGGCGATAATGCGGAGGCTGTGAGCGTTCGACTCGTTGAGCTGCTCCGCCATAGAGACGAGTGTCTGAGACTGCGCAAGGATCGCATCAGAACTTGTCGGATTTGCGTCATTCACAACGCCCGTGTCTGTAACCGTGAGACCTGTCGCGGCGGAGAACTGCGTCGCAAGCATTCGCATCATTTCGACGTGCGGCGTGATTGTGCCCTGCTGAAGCTGTCCGACCGTCGGCTTTTCGCCTGTCTCCGGATTTGTCGTGCCGGCAATAATCGACCCGATGTACTGCTTGAACTTGTCGGATACGACCGCGTCATATTGCTCATCCGTCAGTCCGAGAATATACTTTTGCGGTGCGGTTGAGAATTCCAGTCCGATTGTGGCATTTGCAACCGTCCGGATGTAGCCGTCAATCAGTCTGCGAATGGATTCCTTGAGCCGTGACCGTCCGAATGGCTTCGAGGTGGTCGCATTCCAGATAAGGGGCTCCATGAGCGGTCTGCCCATCTTGTGCGGATGTCTGACCGCGACCCAGTCATTGCCATTTCGGGATATTACCCAGATGTCCGTGTCTGTGTAGTAGTTAATCACTGACGGCACATAATCAGTCATGGACTCGTCCGGCTCCGTGTCGATGATTGCAAATCCGCATTCAATTCGCCCGAGTGCGCCGTCCCACTTCGCCGCGGCTGTTCGCGGAGTATGAAAGCGAATATTGCAACCACCCACACCGTCGGAGGCGAGCGTTGCGAAGGTCGAGCCGTATTTCAACTCGTCCCTGCACGCCTTGCGATATTCGGAGATAAAGTTGTTGTCCTGGGCGATTTTCGTGAGCGCATCAACCTCTTCTCCGTTTACCGATACGAATCCATCAAACATAGAACGCGATGCAAGCACATCAACGCATTTCGCGCCCCACTCGCATCCGATCTCAAAGTTACGAAGGGTTTTCGGAAGGGCAATACCAAGATTGACACTTTTTAGCGGAATGTGCCCCTCATAGTATTTGTCCTTCAGCTCGTTCTTCGCCGCGTGAAACTCATAGATATTTATCAGCTCTCGAAGTCGCTCTCTTTCCACGTCCGGAAGATTGTCGG